TGATTACTAACCCCGTTTTGCAATTTGCAATAATAGAAATGTACAAAATAAGGAGCGTGAAGCTATGGCAGACGATAAAGACAACAAAACTCCAAGCGTGAGCATAGAAGAGTACAGCAAATTAAAAGGTGATTTTGACGCACAAAAGCTAAAGCTAGAAAAACTAGAAAAGATTTTTGAAGAAAGACAAACGAAAACTCTTGATAAAGAGGGTATTTTAAAAATCTTGGGCATTGAAAAAGCGCCAGAAAGACCAATTGCAGAAGTTTTGGGCGAGAAGTTCAACACTTTAAATGGCTTAGTTGAAAAATTACAAAAAGACATTGAAGCAAAAGATGCAAAAATCGCTTTAAATGACAAAAAGCAAAAAGTCTTAGAACTCGCCAAACCTTATAACTTTATTGATGTTAACGATGTTTTAAGTGTGATTGATTTAAACAATGATGACATCGAGGGACAATTGAAGCAAATTGCGCAAAATAAAAAACATTGGGTTAAGCAAAACAACCTTGGTGGCTCATTTTCTGGTGGAAATGGAAAAAATCCTAATGATATTCAAGCCCAATTACAAGAAGCTATTAAAAATGGCAATGTACAAGCTTCGATTTCTCTTAAAAGACAATTATATGAACAAAATAGAAAATAGGAGACATTAAAAATGGCTAATAGCTTTACAGGTTTAGCAACAACTTTTAATTTACCAAACTATACAGGTGAATTATTTCAATTAAACCAAAACACAACAACTTTTTTAAATCTTATTGGTGGTTTAAATGGTGCAAATATGCCAGTTGTGCAATCAACAGAATTTTCAATGGGGCAAGGCTGGAAATTAAATGAAGCTGAGCAACCGGATATATCTGAAACTGAATCAGCAAATGCACCAGAAGCAACACACTACACAAGAGCAAATGAAACAAACGTTGTTCAAATTTTCCAAAAAGCAGTAAATATCACTTATTCTAAAATGGGTGACGCTAATGCTATTGCTGGTATCAACATACAAGGAGAAATTCAGCCAGTTAGAAATGAAAAGGATTTTCAAATCCAAGCAAATTTAGCACAAATTGCGAAAAATATTAACTTTACTTTCCTGCATGGGGTTTATCAAAAGCCAACAGACGCCAATACTGCTGCTAGAGCTCGTGGTGTGTTAACTGCAATTGAAACAAATGTTGTTGAAAATTCAGAAGCTGCGCAACTAGATAAAAAAATGTTAAATCAACTATTTAGAATGTTTGCTAATAATGGGGCTGATTTTAATAACGCTGCCATACTGGCTGATGCTTATAACATTCAAGCAATTTCTGAGTTATATAGCGTAGCTCCTGCAGATAGAAACATTGGCGGAACTGCAATTAAACAAATTGTAACTGATTTTGGTAATGTTATGGTTATTTTTGAGCCAACCATGAATGGAACTTTAGGTTTATTTGACTTAAATAAAATCACTCCAGTGTTACGTAACATTGTAGGTAAGGGTGTCGGCGTATTCTATGAAGATTTAGCAAAAGTTGGTGCTTCTGAAAGAGGCATGTTATATGGTGAAATCGGTATTGATTACACATCAGAAGCATTTCACGGCAAAATTACAAACTTAGTGACAGAATAGAGGAGAATGGGGGATTTATCCCCCTCCATTCTTAAAAAAGAGGTTATAAAATGACTAAAATTTTTCAAGGGAAATTACCTAAAAGAATAAATGCAGTATTAAACAAAAAAGCTATCGCTTGGGTTGTTTTTGACGACAATGGCATATATGAAACAAATGATGAAAGAGTTGTTAAATCTTTAAAAAATTACGGTTATAAAGTAGAAGAAAAGCCAAAGAAAAAGGATGAAGAATAATGCAAACTTTTGCAAGTGTTGAATATGCTAATAATTACATGTTGACTAAACCCAATAAGGCGAAATGGGAAGCATTATTAAAAGAAGAAAAAGAAGCATATTTATTAGAAGCGACAAGAAAAATTTACGCTATAAAAGGCTTTAAATTTACTCCTGAAATTATTTCTTTTCTAGCGCAAATTCCAGACGACTTAGCACAAGCAAGTTGCGAAGTAGCGTTAAATTTAATCGAAATCGGAAGCAATAACCCACATTTAATTAACCAACAAATGGGCATAACTTCTCTTTCTTTTGGCAATGATTCAGTAAGCTATGGTGATAATTCAAACAATGGTTATTTTAGTTCTTTATTTAGCGAGTATGCAATAAGTTTGCTAGATAAATATGTCATAAAGGCTTTTAGGTATGTTTAATCATCTTCTTTGTAATAACGTAACTATTCAAAAGATATCAGGCTATGACGGCTATAATGAGCCGATTGTTGATGAAGTTATCGAGGTTAAGGGAAAACTTGAATATAACATCAAAAAAATTACAAACAAAAACGGTGATGAGGTTGTGTCAACTGGACAATTAAGATTGCAAGAAAAATTGAATGAGCTTGATAGAATAAATATACAAGGCATTTGGCGAGATATTTTGAATATTATCCCACAGGACGATTTTTCTGGCGTTGTCCAATATTACGTAGTTTATTTTTAAGGTGTATATGGCAAAAACTAAAGGAATTGACATAAAAACATTGCAAAATTGGGATTTGCCACGTGAGCAAATTATAAAATCAGCTTTAAGAGGAGCTAAAAAATTAGCTGAAGTTATTTTAGCAGAAAGTGAAAAACTTGTACCAGTTGACACTGGAACACTAAAAGATAGCGGAACGGTGCAAACAAATAGTAAAAAACAATATATTGAAATTTCGTATAACACCCCTTACGCAAGACGACAACATGAAGAACACAGCTCAAAAGCAAAATACTTAGAGCGCCCATTTAACGAAAAAGCAAAAGAATTGTCTCATTATGTTGAAACGGAATTAGTAAAAACAGAAATTAAATCAAAATATGGTGATAAATTATGACACTATTAGAAGATATTAAGATACATTTAGTCGATAACGATGTTAATTACCCAATATATTTTAATTTTGAAAATGAAAAATCAAGCACAAACAAAAGCATAGTTTTATGGCTTTATGATGGTACACCAAACATGGTTGCCAATAATGCAAAAGTACAAATTACAACCAAAAATTTAAATATGAAAGAAGCCGAAAAAATGTCGGATTTTATATACTCTATACTATACCCTATAGGACAATACAAAAAGGTAATTGAAATCAACAATAAACCAATGCACATAAGACCATTGCAAGAGCCTTTTTATAATGAAAAAGACGAAAACGACAGACATTGTTTTGTTTTCAACGTAGATATTAATTACACAAAAGATAGGAGCTAATTATGGCGGTTTCAACAATTACAAAAGTTTATGGCGTAGATGATTTTAAAATATTTCCAATTTTGCAAGACGACAAAGAAGAATTTTCATGTGGCAGTGAAATTGATTGTGTAGGTGTTAAACAAGTTTCAATCACTTTTGAGGCAGAAGAAAAAGACCTAACAGGTGACGAAATGACACTTGATACCATGTCAAAAGTTAAAGCGGTTACAGTTTCCACAGAATTAGCCAAATTAAATCTAGAAGCAATGGAATTGTTCACAGGTGGTACATTAACTACTACAGAAGATGGCGCGACTTTATCCATTGGCTCTAACGCTTCTGGAAATCAAAAATATTTTCAAGCACAATTCCAAATCAAATCAACAGATAATGACGGTGGCGACTTACATTACATTGTCTACAAAGCAAAAGCAACATCTACGCCAATTAACGGTACCGAAGACGACTTTGCAACATTTACGGTTGATTTAAAAGGTGTTTACACAAATTATGCAGGTTTTAGCGCTGGCGATGATACAACTGAACAAAAATTGGTTGATATCAAAATCAACAAAACAAAAACCAATTTAAAAGCTGTAACATCAACAATGGTGTAGAGGAATTATGCTAGAAGATATTTTTAATGTTCCAATTGAAATTAAAATAAATGATAAAATCTATAAATCCGAATATGATTTCAAAGGTTATGCTATGCTTGAAAGCTTAACAGGTAAAGGATTTTATAAACTTTATAACCTTTTGATGATTGAAAATAATGTAACTTTAAAAGAAACAATTGAAATCATTTGTTGTTCGTTATTAAAACATCAAACAATTGAAGAAGTAGCAAAAGTTAGAGAATATTTAGAGAATAATATACATGAAATAAAAGAGCTAAATAATAGTATAATTGGTGCTTTTGTTCTTCCGATGTTGCCACCTGAAATCGTAACAACGATAAAAGATGTAAAAAAAAAGATAAAAGAGTAACTAACACAAACGAAATAAATTTTAATTGGGTTGAAACATATACAATAGCACGCGAAGTTTTAGGGTGGAGCGATTCCGAATTTTGGAGCTCCACCCCTCGCAAATTCAATGCAATTTTTTGGCAACATATAGAAATTAATAAATCCCCTGAAAAGCAAGTTAAAAGGGGAAATGAAGCGATTAACGATATTTTAAAAACTATGGGAGCAATGACAAAATGACAGAAGCAGGAAAAATAGATGTTAAACTTGGTTTAAATAGTGATGAATTTGTTGCTGCTCTCGATAAAGCTGAAAAAGAATTCAAAGAGCTTGAAGATAATTTAAAGCGTTCAAAAACAAATTTTGAAAATGTTTCAAAAGCAATGGCAGGGATGAAAAACCCAACCAAGCAAATGAGCGATTTGTTTAATGAACTTAAAAACAAACTAAAAGAAGACCAAAATGCTTTTGACGCTTTTAATAATAAATTGAAAAGTTCTCAAGGGAATTTATTAAATACTAACCCAATAATAAAAGAATTAACAGGCAAATTACAAAAATTAGCAGGTATTAGTGGTATTGGTTTGGTTGCTACAAAACTTGTAAACCTTGGGAAAGAAACAGTTAATACTGCGGCTAAATTTGAAAGCTTAGCCGTATCTTTTGAAGTTTTGGCAGGTGGTGCGGAAGCTGGTAAACGCTTAACTAATGAAATAATTGAGCTTGCCTCTAAAACTCCTTTAACAACAGAAGCGTTGTCAGATAGTGCAAGGACACTTTTAAGCTTTGGTGAAAGCGCTGATGAAGTTGTAAAAGATCTAAGACTATTAGGCGATATCGCAGGTGGCGATAGTTTGAAAATGCAATCTTTAACCCTTGCTTTTGCTCAAGTCGGTTCAACTGGTCGCTTAACAGGTCAAGACTTATTGCAAATGGTTAATACTGGGTTTAATCCACTTCAAGTAATGTCTGAAAAAACAGGCAAATCCATGAAAACCCTGAAAGACGAAATGTCCAAAGGTAAAATAACATTTAATGATATTAAACAAGCCATGATTGAAGCTACAAGCGAGGGCGGTCGCTTCAATGGGATGATGGAAAAGCAATCTAAAACTTTAGAGGGTCTAAAATCAACAAATAAAGATGTTTGGCAACAAGTAGGTAAAGTCATTGGTGATTTTTTTCTTCCAGCAGCAAAAGCTGCACAAACTGCATTGATTGATCTTGGTAATGCTTTTTTAAAATTATTTGAAAAAATGGATAAATTTTCTAAAGATTTTGCCAATGCAAGTGTAGAATCAATGCAAAAATCAGCACAAAGCTACAAAAAACAAGCAGACCAATTATATAAATGGGCGGATGAAGCAGAAAAAAACGGAGCAAAACAAAGAGCACAAAGCTATAGAGACCAAGCCAAACAATGGGAAAAGGCAAGCGCCGAAATGCTTGCGAAATATGAAGCACAAAAGAAAAAAGAAGAAGAAATAAACAAGAAATCAAGCGGTGGTTTTGCTTCTTTTTCTTCTGCTGGCAATGATTTAAAAACTGCCCCAAAAAAGAAAAAAGCCCAAGATGAAGCTATAAAAAAAGAACAAGAATTTTGGAAAAAAATAAACGACATTAAGCAAGGGTATGCTATTCAAGCGCAATCCATAGAAAGCGCCAACAATTTATCAAGTGGTTTTGTTACAGGTTTTGCAAGCGGAATAAACGCGCAATATCTACAAAGACTTGAAATTGAAAAATGGTATCAAGCAGAAAGACAAAGAATAATAAGAGAATCAAACGGAAACATCCAAGCACAAAATGAAATGTTTGCTAGTCTTGAAACTTTAAAAACGCAAAAATTAGTACAATCCGAAATATCTACTTGGGAAAAATACGGACAAAACGTGTCAGGAATTATGCAAAATTCATTTACTAGTATTTTAACAAGTAATGAGAATTTTTCAGACGCAATGAAAAATTTAATGGCAAATTTGTATAATGAATTAATTAAAATGGCTTTAGAAAGTGCTTTAAAAGAAATACAAATTGAAAAAATGCTTGCTATGGCAAAATTAGCTCTTAAAGCTTTGTGGGGTGGAATTACAGGCGGAATTGGTGTTATTTTTGATGGTTCTAACGGTTTAGTTGGTGGTTTTGGTGGTGGGGGCACTGCAATCGCTTCAATTGGTGCTTTTTCTCGTTATCAACCTGAAAATTACGGTTTACTTAATTCAGATTTACCAACATTTCATAGTGGCGGATTAAGCACAAATGAGCAACTGGCGGTATTAAAGAAAAATGAAAGGGTTTTAGATCCTGCAGAGTCTGCAAACTACAATCAAAATCAAAACCAAGAGGGGCAAAATGGAATTAATAATATTATGATGTTTAATATTAAAGCTTGGGATGGTAAAGATGTAATAAATACGCTAAAAGCTAATTCGCAGACTATTAATCAAATAGTAAATTCAGGTATTAAAAACAACAATCAAGCCTTAAGGTCTACTATTCAAAATGTATAATGTTTCTTGTTCCTGAATTGTTTAATATTTCTTGTCCATCTCGCCACATGGCAATTAATTCACCTTGTGCGTTATAAACAAAATCGTCATTTGGTGAAATTCTATATTGAACTGAAATTAATTTGCCTGAACTTGTATCATATTTTGCTATTTTTATTGGGTATTTATTACTTACTAAAATATCTAGTGCAATTCCTTTATATTTTCCTTGTGATTTTTGATAATAAAAAGCGTAATTTGGCAAATCTTTATATACTACTCCTATAACATTATAAGGAATAACTTTAAAGAGTTTAGTTTTAAATTCTTGAATGACTGAAATATTATTTGTATCTAAGGATTTGACACCTAAAGAACGTCTAAATATTTCAGTATTTGGAAATGTAGCAAATTGATAAACATCCTTAAACGCCTCAATTTTGGCTTGTTCTTGCGTAATAGTTGCACTTGCTTTTAATTGTTCAGCATAACATGGTAAACATAAAGACATTAAAAGAAAAAGAGTAATGATTTTACCTCTCATTTTAGCCAAAAGCTCACGCACAGCGCGTTCTTCTTCTTTTGATAATCTAAAAGAACACATTTTTTTATTTAATTCTTTTGGGTTTTTAGGACGTCCTGCGCCCTCTCGCTTACCGCCTCTTGTCATTTTGTCTTTCAGTGGTTGAAATAATTCTAAAAGTGGAATATAATGATATAAGAGTTGGCAGGGCATTTGCCCCACCAACCTTGCCCTAGAAAAATAGGATCAAAACTAGGTCAATCAAAAGCCTTGTAGCCAGCAAGGCTTTTTTAATGAACAAAATTT